GGTGCTTGGAGTTCGCTACTCAAGGCTGTGCTTGGTGACCAAAGAGGCGCTGTGTTTAACCCTCGATTTAGAACAAGTGAATCACCAAGTCAAAAAAACATAGCGGAAGGTCAAGCACATGGAATGGTTGGCACACGACGTGCGGCTGGAGAACCAGCAGAACGTCGTAGAAAACAATTAGCAATGGGTCAAAAAAGATTGGACGCAGGTATTGATAAAAGATTGATGTACAGTAACCCTGACTATTACGACTACTTAGTGGCTCGTACTCAACTCCCTCCTTCACAACAGCAAGAATTACCTTACCCTGCTGTGGAAAGAAGAAATATTGAACGATTAGGAGGAGGAAATTTCGGTGGTGGGCGACGTAATTCAATTGCACAACGTGCAGGGTTTGATACAAGTCCCGCACAACTGCATAATTTGCAACGTCTTTCTACAACAATGATACCTCAAAAGTTTATGATGCGAGATGACGCAGTTGATTATTCAGGTTTAACCCCATCACCAATTCCAAACATGGTTTATGATTCAAATATGAACCTTATTCCTGACCCTCGTCTTGAACAAAAATCCAGTGACTTTGTATTGGTGTCTGATATTCTTAAGCGTGATACACCGAATAAAATTCAATCACGTCGTCGCCGTGAAAAGCGACAACAGTTCCGTCCATCTACAGGTCAATTCAAGCGACCACCCGGTGGTATGAACCCTGTCGGTGCAACCATGCGTCGATTCCGAGCACGTATGCGTGGTATCAAGGGGGGTAAGAAAACAGGATTGATGAAGCCACACTTGTCTGTTGAGATGAGCCACCGTGGTATCGCTACTAAGCAACCCATGTCAAAAGACCCACAGAAGTATCGACAATACATGGGTCAATCCGAGGCTCGTAAAATACTTGGTAATGTACGTTCAACATTTTCACCGCACGCTCGATACGGTGAACGTTCCGTTACAGCAGGTCCAACAGGTGCAGGTCGTCTTGGTGGATTGATGCCCGGACAATCAGGACAAATGCGACGACCTTCGCTCAAACAAATCGGAGTGCGTCGTCCACGACTACGACGACCCCGTAATCCTGTCATGGCTCCCGCACCACCAATGGGTGTACCAAGTCCACCTATGCAAGCACCATCAAGTATCTCATCGCTACCCCAAGCATCGACTCCAATGATGATGAGTGAGGAGCGTGCAGAAAGTGATTTACTTAAAGGGCGTAATAAAAATCTTCGTTATCACAAAATCAACCTTCTTCGTCGTTTGATAGCAGCACAAGAACGTGCTGGAAAACTCGGTAAGTCAATGCAAGGCACACGTTCAGCAATGGAAAATGGACACGTACCAAGTCACCCTGCGGGTGTACACCAGCATGAAGATGAAGATGAGAAAAATGATGGACCTACGCAGAATCTTGAAACAAATTCAAGTCGTTTAGGTCTTGACCCTGCTGGATATTTGACTTCAAAGCGGGGGCATATGGGATGATTCGTATTCAGCCTCCACGTTTGCTCAAAGCATGGAGTATGATGCTTCACCCACCCGAAGGACCAGTCAATGTTCGCAATCCACCTGCCCCAACATTTCGTCCACCGCATGAGCCTGATATTCCCGCTTTTGCACACAACGGTCGTGGAGATGTTATTGAAGGTGAGTTTGATTCAAGTTCAGGCCCGTTAGCGTATAAAACACAACACGGTAATTTTTATCATGGAATTGACGCTTTAGCAATGCAACTCGCTGATTTTTTGAATAAGACAGGTAAAGGTGACATAGACCCTATTGCGGTGATTAACAAGGCTATTGATAATTTTAATCGCTCTCACACACATGGACATCACCATGAATTACCACCGTTTGACAACTTAGCATGGCGAAAGATACGAGCAAATCAACTACCTGCTGGTACAACATCAAAAGACGAGGAAGGAAAAGAAATTACTGACCGTCAAAGTCGTACACACAACAATACGCTGATTACAACACTTACCAACAAAAATCCAGACCAAACACCACATGGTCGATTTATTGAATCGTATTACATTCCATTTCATCAAAATCTATTTCATTTACTACAGGACATGGGTTATGAAGACCGTCAAATCAAAGGTTCTCTCAAATCAGGTGTAACCTATCCTTATGTTTATGCAAGACATACTGCACCGCAGGGTTGGGCGTATTCAAGCAAAGGAGAGCACCCTGATACGTACACCAGTGAAATGATGGCAAATGCCCCTGAAGGGTATTTTCCTGAACAGCAAAGTGTACACACATGGGAAACAGTGCATCACTTACCTGACATTTTCTTTTATCCATCAAAAAAGAATGAACATAAAGATATTATGAGTGGGGGTGAAGCACCGACAAAACTTGTATCGGCGGCTCACGCTATGATTGACCAAGCATTAGAGCAGGGTGGTATCGAGTCCATTCCTGATGTACCAGTTACACTCAACACAGGTACACTTGGCTCTCCAAACATGATTCAACGAGGACTCCGTGAAATTCTTGGTAACAACGACCTCAAAGAAGCACTTGTCAAAGACATGGCACATGTACCTGCTATGATGTATTTGTTTGGACGCAGTTTTCAAGGTAGTTTCAAAAAATTGTATAACTACATGATGGAAAAATATGGTGCGCCCGAAGACGTACTTTCAGCCGAAGAACATGGCAAGTACTTCAGGGCAGGGGAAAAGGGCGGTCAAGGTTTGCACAAAAATGCAAAACGTGTCATGTCGGTTGCACGTTCTTCGGGTCAAGGAGAAAATGAAAATCGTAGTAAGTTTGGTGAACATCAAATTACATCCGATGAAATTGAAGTTATGGGGCTACCGTACAGCGAACAGCGACTTGGACAAGTAGACCGATTCCGTAATGTTATCGAAGCATTAGCCAACCACCAAGCCGAATCACGAGGCCACACTGTGCAAATGGGTATCGGTGAAATTCCAACAGACCCAATGCGAATGCAAAACATACACGGTTATCCTATTCGTGACCCTGAAACTGGTGAGTTTCCTGCACCGATATTGGATGAACACATGGAAGCGTATTTTCACACTATTGATGATTTTGCGCCAAACAAAGAAGGAATGTCCCAGCCGGAAGGTGTACCTCCCGTTGAACAGGCAAGAACACCTCCGCCTGTTCCAACACCACAGCAAATTCGTCCTGATGTTCAACCGGCTGGGACACCTACTCCTGAATTTCAGCAATTACGACCCGGTATTGCTGACTTCACACCAGCGCAATTCCGTGAAATGTTGCAAATAGCAGGGGCGACCCGACCGCAACCAATTAGCGATGCTCCTTTGACCGAATTAGAGGCAAGGTCACAGCAAGCCTTATCAGACCCACGCCAACGTCTGCTAACTGATTATATGAAGGCCGAAGACATGCACCTTCCACTTATGGATAGACTCATGAAGGCTCTTGAACGAATGCAATACAAAGAAGCAAGCCTTGATGGTGACGTTTCTACACACATTACCCCCTCACTACAATCACCTGTAAATCTTGCAAAATACACAGGATTGACCAGTAGTGAAGTTACGGCCATACAACACACAATGGGCGACTGGCATAACATTGCAAAGTCATACAATGTCAAGCCTCAAGTTGTAAAAATCATAAAGATGAATTTAAGGTGAAAGTATGTCAAATAAACCAATTTTAGTGCTGAAACAAGGTACTGGTGCGACGTTGTTTCAGCAAATAGGAGAAGGTAAAACTCCTTCGGTAAAGGATTTATTTGGGGTTTTAGGCTCAAGAAAAAAAATAGGTGTGCTTCCAAGACTTGGTGCTCTTGCTGGATTAGCAGGTAAAACTGCCGCCGCAGGTGCTACTGCTTTACAAACGGCTCATCAATTACAAAGTGGTAATCTTGCCGCCCCATTGGGAATGGGATATACGTACGCAGGGTATGACCCTACGAGTGCTTTATCAGGAATAACTGATATGGCAAATAGAAATGTAAAGAGAAATGAAGGACAACAGGCACGTCCAAGTGGACCTGTTAATGTAAGACACGTTCCAAAAGCACACCAACCCCAAGCACCTTCATTTGTAACAGGGCAACAACCTGCACAGCAACCTGCACAGCAACCTGCACAGCAACCTGCACAACAGCAAACAACACCATTTAACCCCGATATACTGACACAACCACAATTTAATGTTCCCGGTCAAGCCACACAACAGGCTGGTCATAGCCCAGAAACCGTTGGAAATGCATTTAAACAACAAATAGGAACTCAAAACGTAGGACAGACTGGACCGTATGCAGCACCAATGCCATCTACTGTTCCTCCTACGAATGTTCAACAAGCGGGAAATGCATTTGCTAATCAAATACAGTCACAAACAACACAGCAAACACTACCAATGCAACAGCAACCAATGCAACAGCCAATGCAACAAAGTCAATTTAATCCACAACAACCGCTTGACGCAACTATGTTTCAATCATCCAACGATTTTATACACGATTTGTTTGACACAATGGGTTCATACTTGTACAAGATGACACCTCATGAAGTAGGTACTTTTGCAGTTGATGCCTATTTTAAATTGCGAGAGTGAGTAAATGAGCGAAGACATTCAAGCCTTCATTGATGAAATGGATGCGAAGATGTCGGCAAAGTCATTTCAATACTTTTTTGAAAACATACTCGGATTTGATTACTCACATCATCACGAATGTTGGGATAAGGGATTGGAAGAAAACCGATACTACTGTGTCAAAGCAAGTCGTGACCACGGTAAGTCTGTTTTCTTTATGTCGTACGCTCTATGGATAGCGGCATTTCGACCCGGAACGCACATTATGATTTTTTCACACTCACTTGAACAGACACTTGAGCACATGCGATTTATTCGCAACAACATTGAGTCAACATCTATTCTACGTGGTTTAATTCCACAAGGCCGACCATGGAGAAAGACATACTTTGAGTTTTCAAATGGAAGCCGTATGATGGCAAAGTCGGTCGGTGGAGGTACTCGTGGTTTCCATCCCGATGTGGTTGTATGTGACGATATTCTATGGGGTACTACGGGTACTGAATTGCAACGTGCGGCTGATTGGTTTTACGGTGTTTTGCTTCCTGTACTGCACCACACTGGGCGCATGATGATTGTCGGTACGCCGTTTTCGTACAATGACTTGTATGCTGAACTTGAAGAAAGAGATGCTTTCACTGTTGAAACATACCCTGCTATCAATAACGAAGGAGTAGCATTGTGGCCTGAACGATGGAATCTTGAGGCACTTGAACACAGAAGACTTTCTATGCCGGCTATTCAGTTTTCTCGTGAGTATCTTTGTGAACCAATTCACGATGTTGCGAGTATGTTTCCTAACGACATATTGGAGAAGGCTCGTGACAAAGACTTGGTTCTGCTCGACAGGGCTGAAACTGATTACAATGAAGAAGGTGAGCCTGTGGGAATCTTTGGACAACACTTCATCGGATGGGACACAGCAATTGCATCGGACAAGAACGCTGACTTTACAGCAATGATGGTGCTTCGTACACCTCCTAATGAGAATGTTAAGCAAATCGTAGGCATTGTACACGAGAAGGGATTGGGTGGTGCGGCTCAAAAGAAACATATTCTGTTGCTCAACAATCGCTTCAAGCCTGATTTGATTGAACTTGAAGGTAACAACTTTCAGCGTATGTTTGCGGCTGAACTCAAGGACATGCGTGACGACATTCCTATCAAGACATTTATGACAACTCGACAGCGCAAAGAAAGCATGTTCATGTCGTTGTTGATGGCATTTGAACAAGGACAAATTCGCACACCGTATGGTGATGAGCGCAGTCGTACTTTCACACATAAACTTGAACAAGAACTCAATCGCTTCGGTATGCAAAAGAACGGTAAGTTGGAATCTGTTGGTACGCACGATGACTTGGCTATGGCATTAGCATTAGCCAACTGGGGTACGAAAGAGTTCCGTGGCACAGTTGTCTTACTTGACGACTGGATGCCCGGATTTGGCGACTGGCTTGACAACACTGTGGGTGGTAAAAACACAGGTGGGTGGATGATACCATGAGCGTTAAAATTGGAAGTCATCATTTTATTTTTTGCGGTGTATGCTACCTTGAAGGAAAAAGACCGTATGGATTTTGCGAATCATGTTGGATAAAAAATGAAAAACCTTTAGGGATGAATGGAGAAAAATGGCAAACAGTAGGTGGTGCATTAAATGAGTTGTAATTGTGAGCACTGTATAGGAATGACATCAGCATGGGACATGCTTGAAAAAAAATTGTGTCCTGAAGGAAAAGCGGCAGCGAAACGTAAATTCAAAGTTTATCCATCAGCGTATGCTAATGGGTGGGCTGTGCAGTACTGCCGTGGTAAGTTCCGTAAGAAAAAGGGGAAGAAAAAATGAAACTCAAAAAGGATAAATGTTGTTGCGGTGGCACAAAAGAAACTCCTTGCGTTTGTATGATTGAGGGTAACCAATGTTCCGCTACATCGCCAAAATGTCCATGTTACGCATTGCTTGACAAGCAACGTAGTATCAAAAAAATGGTTGCAGTGTGGTGATTCATTGGGTGACCGTTGTACTTGTTACGATACTCTTGTTATCAAGAACTTGAACCGTTGGTTCAAGGAAAAGTGGGTAGACGTTTCACGTAAGAAAAAAGATGGTACACATCCTCCATGTGGTCGTAGTAAAGCCAATAAATCGAGCAAAGGTTATCCAAAGTGTCGCCCAAGCGTCAAAGTATCGAGTAAAACTCCAAAGACCAGTGGTTCAATGAGTGAAGGTCAAAAGCGTTCGGCTACAAAACGCAAGCGAGCCAAAAAGCAGGGTGTTGGTGGTAAACCAACAATTGTCAAAATGCCAATTGTTGATACTAATGTACCCGGTCTTCGTATGGCGTACAACTTTGACAACAGTGAACCAGTTATTGGTAATCAACCATATGCTTGGGGTAAGGATGATAAAATCACTCAAATGACACCAAATGAGTATTTCGATATTTTACAGCGAGAAGCCGATGAGTTTGATTTACCGCCTGTACTAAGCAATGATGCTAAGTTTCGATGGGACGGTAGGCAATTTAACGAGCATGGTGGAAGTCGTGAAAATACTGCTCGTATTATTCAAGGAATTAAAGCGGGTATGCCAATTGGTATGCCTGAACTTGGATTTGAAAACGATAAATTTAGCGGATTTCAAGAGGGTGGACATCGAATGGAAGCCCTTCGACAAATGGGACACGGTGATACATCTGTACCCGTATTTAGGCACAATAAAATGGTGAAAGCAATGAAAGATGAAAAGAAAGACATGAAAGGTAAGAAAGGCATGGTAATGGTAATTGCCATTGGTGCTAAACCAAAGAAAGTCGGTGTAAAGAAGAAAAAGGACTAAATGATTGGTCAATGGAGAGGTCAATATGTGGGGTAGTGCATTTGTGGGCGATACCTATGATGTGCCTATTCATTTTTCTGATGAGTTCTCCAACATGGTCGTCAAAGCCTTATCTCAACACCCACATTTTTCATATGAAAATTTACCAGTCGAAGTTTCTTCTACTTTAATGATTAAAGAAGATTTAAAGAAATACTCGTTTGCAAAAAACGGTGATGGGTGGCTTGAATCGACATGGGGTAAAAGTGCAAACGATATTATTCGTGAGTGCCGTAAAGCCCGTCGTAACGATAAAGCCAACAAGCACCTGTATGATTCGATTATCACTGACGTGCGTATGCTCAAAGCAATGGAAGTTGAAGCAACCATCAAACAATTGACTTGGGCTGACGGACTTGATGAAGTTATCAAAAGTTTAGGACTTAATGATAAGTTGCTAAAATCACTGCGAAAGTTTGGCGAAAGTCGTTCTGTGAGCCTACAAAAAGCGTGCCAACAATTTTTGAAAGCCAATACAGTTTTGAATTTACTTAATGATAAAGTGGACTGGACACCCGAAGACCAAGAAGAATGGGTCAATGCTCACCAGTTGCAAAAAGATGCAAAGAAAATGTGGCGTAACGTACTCAAGCAAACAGATAATTTACCACACGTTGATGTTCAAGCACTTGAGTTTGCATCCGATGTTTTGGAAAAAGAAGGTCCATTATCGAGTCGTGAACTTGTACGGCGAGGTGTAGGTCATCTTGAAAAAAACATGACCGTCAATAAAATGGCATCTTTGCTTAAATTATATGGTGAAGAATACGATGTTTACAAAGCCACGTCACGAAGTACGTACCTCAAGTTTGGTTCTCATGGATTGATTATCAAGGATATATGGGGCTACATGGCAGGTTCTCTTGATTCTGATGGTAGCATCTTTATTTCAGAACGTGGTGACCCTCGTGTAACATTTGTTGCCAGTGGAAACATGGGTAAGCAATTGTGTGAAGATTTGCAAAAGGCTGTTGGGTGTGGTCGATTAGTAACTGACCAAAAAGTTGCAAAGAACACACAAAAATCAATTCATCGGCTTATTTTTTCAGCCAAAGATGACATTCGGCACGTACTAAAACACTCTATGCCTCACATGCGTTTGAAAGACTTGCAAGCCAAAGCAATGCTCGCATACGTTGATGAAAAGGATAAACTGCGTAAGAATGAGTTGTATCAATTGGTGACATTTACCAATTGGAAAGACCATCAAACCAAATCCGAATCGTTATTAAACAAATGGGGAGTAGACGCTGATACCATAGGTGGCTATGCGGAGGGATTGTGATGGCGGAAGAACAAGGACGAATCTCACGATTCCTATCGGCTATCGGAAGTCCATTCCGTCGTCGTGAGAGTCCCACACCAACTATGCCGCTTTGGTCAAGCGGTATTCAAGAACCTGTCATGGCGCAGGGTATTACGCTCCCTGCACTGTTTGCAGTAAGTAATGAATCACTTATTCTCCGTACTGTACTTTCAAAACTACGTCAAGAAATGTTTCGACGTGGGTACTACTGGGAGAAGCGTTTTACTGTTAAATGCACAACGTGTGATGAAGAATATCAACAAGAGATGGAAACATGCAAAGAATGTGGCGGTGCTGTACGCAAACCTGACATTGATGAATTAACATATCCGAAGTGGTTGTTTAAGCAAGAAAACAGCATGGAACAATCCTTCCACCATCTTCTTCACGAAGTCGAAAATGACCTCAACATTATTGACGATGCGTTTTTGATTTTAGTAAAAGAGTATTTTATTGACCCTGAAACCAAAGAAGTACAATTTTATCGAGTCAAAGAAATGGTACGTGGTGACCCTATTTTCATGCGTATTGTTGCTGATAAGCGTGGTGTACGTGGTGGACGATACAAAACCTGTTTGATACACCGTGACCAAGTTAAAACCCATGCTGAAAATGATACGTGTGAGATATGTGGTTCCGACTTACATGATGTCCATTACGTCAATATGGCGGGTAGCGGTAAGACCCAGTACTTTGTTGAAGGAGAAGTACTGCATGTTTCAAAATACAATCCATCAAAATTGTACGGTCGCTCTCCTGTCAATACAATGTGGCGACAAGCCATGACATTGACGGCAATGGACAACTACATTTACACGGCATATCAAAAACGCCGTATTCCAAAGGGTGTCATATCTGTTACAACAGACAACCTTGAATCTATGAAGGCGTTTTGGAAGGCCACTGATGAGAAATTGGAACGTGACCCACACTACATTCCTCGTGTTGGTATCGAGTCACAATCAGGTCGTGGTGGTGTTAATTGGATTAAATTCATGGACACGCTTGAAGAAATGCAGTATATCGCTGTACGTGACGAAATACGTAATCGTATAGCGGCTTTCTATGGTGTATCATCAATCTTTATGGTTGATAACGGTAAGTCGGGTGGTCTAAACAACGAAGGTTTGCAAATTCTTGTCACTAATCGTGCTGTTGAGTTTGGTCAAAAAGTGTACACAGAAGTATTGTTCCCACGTCTACTTCGTCAAATGAACATTCATGATTGGAAACTCACACTTTATCCAAACGAAGAAGAAGATGAAATTACACGTCTACGACGAGATGAACAAGAACTCAACGTCGCACAACGCATGGCACAACTTGGATTCCAACCTGAACTTTTGGAAGACCCATCAAACCGTGATGTACGATTTGTGTATCGTAAACCACCTCCACCTCCAGCACCCGGCGGTGCGCCTCCACCCGGCGGTGCGCCTCCACCCGGTGGAGGTATGCCACCACAGATGATGGGTGGTCGAGGTATGCCACCAATGCCACCCGGTGGAGGTATGCCACCACAGATGATGGGTGGAATGCCACCGCAAATGATGGGCGGAATGCCACCACAATCACGACAACTCCCACCCGGTATTGCACCGCCACTTCAACCCGGTAGTGAAGGAAGAGGTATACGTAACCGTGGTCCAGTAGCACCACAACGACGTGGTACAATGGGAAGCGGTTCACCAATTTCAAGCGTTCAACAACGTGGTCCCGAACCTTCTATGATGCAAAATGTTTCAAACGCATTATTGAATGCTCGTAGACCAAGAGGGCGGTAAAACTCTTTAAACAAGTATACAATGACACTAACAAGAGGGGTTCTTATGGATTTATTAAAAATGCACCCAATGGCACGAAAAATGGAACAAGCGCAAAAAGCATTTGCAACTGCTTTAGAACAAGGTGATGGAAACCTTGCAAAACAACATTTGACAGAAGTACAAAAACTATCTGACTTTTTACTTGAAGACCTACAAACTGAAATCTTCAAGGCTGAAAATGCGGCTACAAAAACAGGTGCTCTCGACATCTATGTAAATGGAGTAGCCCCGTACACATTCCAAAAAGAAGACAACTACGTACCACTTATTGGTAACCGTCTTTCAGGAACAGTGCAAAGCCGAGTATCTCGTAGTAACTTCCGACCTGCAAGCGGAACATTTGGACGACGAGGTTGAGTTTTATGGCTGACAGCGATGCACAACAATTGATGAGTGTTCTTATTACAAAAATGGAAAACATGGATTCTGATTTGGCATTGCTTAAGCAAGAAAACGAGCGTCTTCGTGCAACCATTAACAATCCAAAAATGCTACTACGCAAGATGGGTTTAGTTTCTTCTTCTACTCCATTGTCAATGGATTTGGGTATTGACCCGCTTCGTGCTGATATGGAAAACGATTCAATTCTTAAGGGTGACCCAGTTTCATCTGTACCTCAATCTAATGAAGAGTTCCATAACATGTCATGGGAAGAAATTCATGAAATGGCACAAACAGCGAAAGAACAGGAGATGAACTAATGAAGCCCCGTCCAAGTGAAGCACCTTTACTTACAAAAGCAAGAGAAATTGAGCATCGTCTAAGTCAATTGGAAATTATCAAAGGGAAGTGCGATTGCCCCAAAGGAAAATGCGACTGTAAAGACTGCCCAAGTTGTGGTTCTAAGATGAACAAAGCGGGTGGTTGTATGAAGATGGATTGCGGTGGCAAAATGGCAAAAGCCGAACCCGGTTTTAAGGCTGAAAAAATCACAGACGTAAACCCTGCTTTCATGGCTGAATCGGGTGGACAAACCAAGAGTGGTTATTTTACCACCAACGGTAGAACCATCGAAACAGAAGACGCACCAAAGAAAAAGAAGGGTAAGGATGCAACTAACATGGAGCAACTTTCAACTCGTATGAATCCACATGCAGGTGGCGGTGTGGATAGGGAAGATGCAATGGGGGAGTCAAAGAAACTCAAAAAGGCATCAAGTAAGGCTCTTATGCGTGAAGCAAGCGAGCAAAGCCCAGTGCCAACAATTTGTCGTACATGCGGCGCAACACAACAAAGCGGTTGCAAAATGCCTGAATTGATGGGTGCTGACCTCCATGCATGTCCAGCATTCCAGCCGCTATGATGGCGGTGAAAGTATGTCGTATGACCAACTTGACATTGCAAGTGCCGATTTGCTAAAGTCGTTGGACGACAAACTTGACCTTGAGCGTAATGCGGCTGAATACATTATTGCATGGCAATCCATGCAAAAAGCACCAAGTGAAATTATCTATACATCGCTGTTTTCAATCGCTGATGCGATTATCAAAGAAAAAAAAGAAGAGGGAGAAGATAAGTTTGAGTATGAATACGATACTGGAACAGACACAGGTGCGGGGTTGCTTCTCAATACACAAGACACACAGGATGATTTGACAAACCACATTTGGGTCGATGGTTTACAACGTGGTAAGAAAAACGCTGACCACCACTCCGTGTGGCCTGTGTACCGCCCAACAGCAGGTCATCCATACAAAGAGTATCACTTTCCGTTCCACCCTGCCAATCACCCGCTTCTTCGTATGCATTCTGTAACAGGTATGCCGCACTATGTTGAAATGCTCCGAGCGCATACACTTGGTGGCTACATGGATGAAGAAAAAGAAATGGAAAAGGATTACTTAAGCGAACTTTCTAAAGAAAAACACCCGTTAATGTTTGGATTTCAGCCCGAAGGAACAGATAAAACATTCAAACTACTTGGAAGTATTTTGCAAAACGGCTCAATGCTTTCACATCAAAAAGACCTCTACCAACGTGATTTTCAACGATGGAAAAAACAAAACACAGAACGAGAAGATGAATATCTTGCGATGGGTATGACTCCAAAGGATGTTTTTCAAAAACTGCGTGAAGACCATTTTGAAGACCGAGCAAGGCAATGGGTAAGTGAAGATACAGTACTTGATGATAATTACAAAATTCATCCAACTGCATTAGGACATCACGGTTACATGCTTGGACTTGAGTGGTTGTCACCTGAAGAACGTACTGCGGTTATGAAAGGTATGCGTGAAGGTGTAGACGACAATCACTTGATTGAATTACCAAACGGTCAAAAAGTTCCATCGGCTCGTTTTACGCATAATGCGATTATGCGAAAAACACCTGAAATGAATTGGGCTGTACGAAGTCCGAGAATGTTAGGACGCAATGCTTCACTTCGATTAGAAGACAACGATACCGATTATGAAGCAAGCGAATCGGGTCGTTTCTTACAGTCGGGTGTGGCAAAAGGGGCGCATCTTCCATACGGTTCAAACGATGAGTCCATTGCTGACATTATCCTTAACGAAATCAATGAATTGTACGACGGAATGCGAGAAGATGGTGAAGATAATTACAAAACTCCAATGAAATTTTTACCACGACTCAATCTTCACAAAACGGGTGAACTTCCTGAATTGGAATGGGAACAGTTGAAAGATGCTGAACGAGCACAGTTTGGTAAAAAAACTATGGAAGTAGACCATGCGAGATTACCTATTGAAGACGTTCTGTATATGGCGGGTTTTCATCCTAAAACAAGAGAACTACTATCCATGCATCCTGTTTATGGAAAAATGGACGGACCGCTTGTACCGCTTGACTGGATTGAAAATATCGAAGAAGATGCTTCTTCGTCTATGAATTTGCATCAACAAGAAAAAAATATTCGTAAGCACTTATCGTTTTTGAAAGCCGTTCACGGTCCAGCACCGAGTGAAGACAAGCCTTCCTATTGGCGCACAAGTGAAGACGGAAGGCACACTTACGGTCTTGGTTCTTTTTGGTCAAAACCGTTTCAAGGAATAGGTGGTGCAGGTATGACATTACCTACGTACAACGAAATTATTCATGCTACTACTTCAGACGATGACAGTGTATCGTTGCTTGGTGAAATGCATGATTTTGGTAAAAGTGGTGAAAAAACCGTTATCGTACCAAATCAAAACAATGTTTCTTTGGGTGCTCACTTTATGCCTGAACATTCTCAACAACACGGTCACTACGATAAAAATGTTGAAAAATATATTTACCATAATGCGCCTAAACTCATTCAAAATGTTCTTTCACCATCAAATGTTTCACGACCATCACCAAGTGCTTCATCAAAATCAGGGTACAAAGAAGGCAAAACGACGAAGAACAATTTTACTGAACACAAATCATCGCTTTCAGCCCCGTATGAATATGCAATACGGCATATGACTGATGGTGAACGAAAAGATTTGTTTGAAAATCAACCTCACCTCAAAGCGTTCAACAGTGTACTTACAAGAAATCCATTCATACATCACGGCTCATACCGCAATTATGCGCCATATGGAAGCGATAAGCATATTGTCAATAATGCACAAGATATTCACAAACTCATTATGCAATTAGGTCGATTTAATCACTTAAACAACCCTACAGAAAAATCAGTTATATCGTTCAACGATTTCATACGAGATGCTCAACCAGTAAGTGGTGGTGAAACCACCGAAGATATGCTTGCGTATTTAGGGTGGGGTGTTCCATCACCATCGTTTGGAAAAGTCAAAGACTACTTGCAAAGTAGCGCACAACGTGAAGGGTTGCGTTTCTTAACTGAAATATCAAAAACTATTCAATCAACAAATCCGAAGGCTATCATGGAATACTTGGAAAAAGAAGATTTTGAAGATTTGTATCAACGATTGGGTTTTGCAAAAAATACAGATGCTCCTGTTAAACAACTTGTTGATAACTTCTTAGATGATGTGCTGTTTAACCTATCAAACCGTAGTCGCTCGTTTAAGCACAAGAAACCAACACTTCTTGATGCTGTTACAAGTGGTTTGAGTTTTGGTGGAGCACTCCCTGCATTTGAGCAAGAAGAAAAATTGCAAGCAGAAGTTGATGATTTGAATCAGCGTATGGTTGAGGCAGATGATATTGACAAGCCACTTATCCAACAACAACTTTCTCAAAAGGTTGCTGAATTAACCTCGCTTCAACAACAAGCCATTGAAAGCACTCAAGGTAAAATGACATCGCATTGGAAAATCGACCAACGACGTGAAGAAGACCTCAAGAAAGCACATCGTATGTTGGTAGCACAAGTTGCACCGATGATTAAAGAAAAAATGCTTGAGGCTGACCCTACCGCTTTTGACCCAAACGACCCGCAAAAATTCATTGACAACAATGCACGCATGTTCCGTGATGCACAACGATACATTACGCATGTACCGCACGATGTACACGGATTGCAAACACTTGGTTATGGTCTTTCATTTGATGATATAACGTACGACAAACCCCCTGCAAACGGTAACTTCCATCAAAACGTAGCATCGCATTTACAAGAGCATGGATTCCAAGTAGACGGTAACATGAGCGTGGAAGAAGTGCTTGAAGCACTGGCGTTACCAAAGACTCCCGAAATGAAAGAACATGCTCGTTCAATTATCGACAGGTCAAATGAAATGAACACACCATTGTTTGCTTCTACAGTCAATCAACTATTGATGCATGGTAACATAACGGATTTGCACAACAGTGACATTACACACCTTCACGATGAAAGTATACTTGGACAAGATGACAAAGACTTGAACGATGCAATGCGTTTCTCAAAGTTGGCTCAAGAAAATGGGTATCATGGTGCGCTCGATACCATTTATTCGGAAGTCAAGAAACCAAGTGCCTTCAAATCGTTCCCTCAACTACACTCATTGCCACGTCGTGTAAAGCAACTTATGGGTGGTTCATTCACAGCACTGGCTGATGCAAACGGATTAGAGATGGTTGAAAATGATGTACATGGTGCTCAACAATACAAGCGTGGTTCATCAGGAAAAGGTCTTCCTCAAATCGCCGCTACGACACGAAACAATTTGGACACGATATTGCATTACAATCCAATGGTTGAACAGGAAGGACGAATGGAACAACCCACAACTTCCATCAGTGCAAGACCCGGCATGACACAAGTGCCTGTTGGTGCGCCTAATCCTAACAATTACAGTATCTTTGATACGTTTGATGCAGGTGGACATCACGGTGGATGGCTCGCTGCGCCATCGGTTGGTGTTGATTTTACAGCCGATGGTCAAATGGTAGCAGGTACAAACGTCGAAGAGGGGCTGTATCATTCTGTACCACACGAACTTACCGATATGGTACATGGTAAAGATATCCGAGAACAGGTATGGGATAATGCCCCACCACCAAGAGAGAGCAATCTACCTATCTTTGGTCTTGACCCTGAAACGTTCCTACCAATTGGACAAGACCCAAACAAATTGGCTCTTAATGAAATGACGGAGTTTATTCAAGGTATGCTTAATCCTGATGAGTTGTTGATGAAAGAAGAAGACCCACAGTGGACTCCTTTGATTCGACCAATGCATCGCATCTTTGAGATGAGCGACTTAGAACACCTACGTGGGTTTAGTGGTTCATGGGTTGTATCAAAATGGTACGACGGCAAACGTGTCATGCTCATCAAGAACGGTGATGAAGTCACTGCCTTGAATGAGAAGGGTAAGAAGGTCGGTCTTCGCAAGAACCACCGTGAAGCACTGGTGAAGGTAAGCGACAAAAACTACGCTATTGACGGAATTATGGGAGATGAAGACCTCAATATCATTGATATTATCAATTACGACAACAATGACATCAGCGACATGCTGTTGTTTGAGCGTGTCAAAATTCTTCGCTCACAGTTTGAAAGCCACGAGAATGTCATTGTACCCGGACCACACGATACGAAAATGACAGACAATGAGGGCTTGAAAGAATCTGTCAAGCGAATGCAAGATGACCATGATAACATCTTGTTGCGTGATTCTAAATCGACATACATGAAAGGTGAGTATCGACACCCAAAGTGGATATTGTATCGACCGACTCGTGACTACAACTTCATTGTACTTGACCGACGAGGTAATGGACCGTACACATACCAATTGGGTGCAGGTCCACTGCTTGATGATGAAGGACTGCAAAACCGAGCCGTTACAATTGAAGGTAAGCACTACATGGACATAGGTACAGCACGACGTGAGCAAAAGGCATACAAGGTTGGTGACATTGTACGAGCATCGGTAAGTGGTATTACCAAGAAGACTCGTGGTGAGAAAAATGTCTACACCGTACAGATTCGTCAAATCGAAGGTGAGGGTGAGGGTGAAGGTCCAGCGAGCACCGAGTCGCTTGACTTGCTAACCAAAGGTTACCTACCTATCAATATCCCACACGACGTTGAATACGACGAGCATGGTTTACATGTTATTCTAAAGGACATTGATACTGTAACGTACCAAGTTGATGAAATCGGTGATATGTGGTACGTGCATTCTCCAGTGAGTACAATGGGCGATTTGTATAAAAACGACTACAGCGTAACACTGGCTGAAAGCCTACAGCCGTTTTGGAGTCCACTTGCCCCGCTTTTGTTTAGTGGCCAATTGCAAAAGGAGTCAAAGGTCGAAGACCTCGAAATGCCAAAGAAGCCATCACCAAAGCGTGTTGAGGAAAATTCAGTAGGTATCATCGAAGAAGATGATGAGAATATCTTACTCAAACCCGAAGACAAGAAAAAAGCATTGGAAGTTATTGTACGTACATTGGATAAACTTGCGAAAGAACGTATGACATGGACTGGACCGAAAGGACTGGGTATTGATTTAGGAACACCCGTCGAATCCCCTGCTGGCCCTACACAATTAACAGATGAAGAAAATCTACCTGACTATCATCCACGAGTCGATGATATTGAGCCTAAGAAAAAGAAAAAACCGCAACACTTCAAGCCTGTTGAAACAGATACCGAAGAGGGCGAACACCTTAGTTTAGAATTCAAAGACGATGAACCTGTACTTTCCAAAGTATAGTACGGGTTTAAATATGGTTACAAAGAATCGTTAGTTCAATGCTGACGCTAAAGCGACCTTCTATGGACATCACTCTTCTCAAGAGTGGGTCTGACTTGGTTGTTGCAGGTTATGCATCGGTTGAACTTGTCGATAAGCAAGGCGACCTTATTACTCGTGGTGCTCTAAAGGATGCATTTGACGGGTTCATGAAGAGTGAGAAGTACCGCAACGTACAACTGGCTCACTCAAACATCCAAGTTGGTGAAGTCTTGGATTCTTACGTAGACAGCAATGGCCGAATGTGGAAGTCCGAATGTGACGACACTGGCATGTTTGTTGTTGTTCAACTCCGCAATGATATTGAGAAGGCTCGTGAAGTAGCCGCCGAGATTCGCAAGGGTAACCTTCGTGGATTCTCAATTGGAGGACAAGCATTCAAGCGAGTGCGAAAGTCTGACAACATCAAAGGCGACTACCAAGAGATTTCAAAAATGGAATTGCACGAAATTACGATTTGTGAGAAGGGTATTAACCCTGAAGCACAATTCAGTATACTAAAGGAGGACACAAATATGACAAATGAAGTTGATTTGAACAGCGTTATGGAACGATTAGAAGCCCGACTTGATGCAATGGAAAAGGGAGAAATTCCTCCTCAACTCCGTGAGCATATCAAGGATAAGAAAGATGACGAACCAAAAGAAGAAAAGAAAGATGGTGAAGACATGAAAGAAGAAAAGAAAGATGACGACAAAATGGCGTACATGAAAGGTGAAGAATTTGGTGATGTAATTACATCCGAATACCTCAACTGGATGGAAGACACATTGAAGTCGGCTGGAGTCGATATTGGTACTGCTCGTGCTCACTTTGACGACTTGGCTAAGGCTCAACTTGGTGGATTCGACAACCCTGACTCCGTTGACGGTGCTGATTACTTTGGTGGTCAAGTTCGTGGACGAGGACAAGAAGGCGGTTCTCCTTCCACTGGTGCTATCTCCGCACTCACAGCAGGTGGCGGTAAGCAACCTGCCGGCGCAATGGGTCCAGCACAACTCTCAAAGAGTTACCTCAATGAAGGTAATGTTTCCCCAGCCGACATTGAGAATGCATACGAAGTATACAAGGCTGCATCTATGGAGCAAAACTTCCGTAACAACTTGGAAGCAAACTTTTCCCAGCGACTTGCAAAGGAACTCGAAATCGAGAAGCAAGAAGCAGACCGAAGCACCTTTGATGCTCGTGGACCTCTTGAAGAAGTCCTCAAGTCAATCGGTAGCCTCTCCGAGCGCATTGATAACTTGAGCACCGAGAGCCACACCATCGCTAAGTCTGCTTCCTCCGCAAATGTTGAGATACCATCAACCCAAGACTTGGGTAACATGTCATGGGATGAGGTACACAACCTTGCAAGCAAAACGTTGAGGGGAGCCTGAAATTAGGAGTTGAAGAATATGGCAAGAGATTACATCCGAAGCATTACAGACATGGAACGATATTACTACGGCGCAGGTAACGCCATGGGTTACTCCTACTCCGGTAGCGAGTTGCTCAAGGCTGACGCACCTATGCTGTCTACGACCGCAGGTACATACCAAGCAATCTACGGACGCAAGGTTTGGAGCCAGTTGAACCAAGAGTTCAACGCTTTCTCCATTCTACCAAAGCGACCGTGGGAGCGCAGTGGATGGCGAGTCATCACCGAGCGACCTTCTTTCACAGTTGGTGGCGGTGTTGCAGAAAACGCTACACTACCTGATACCACCAAGCCTACCTTCCAGCACATTGCAGCCAAGCCAAAGACAATTGTCCACACATTTGACATGAGCGAAACTGCAATGTTCCTTGCTGACAAGGACGATGGACTTGGTGACATCCGAAGCATCCTCAAGGAAGAGATGGGTAAGCACCACGCTGAACACATCAACCGAATGATGACTGCTGACAAGGCAACCACCGCAGGGAACGATTTCGAGTCTCTCGACCGTGTTACTACTGGAGCATCCGCTTCTGCTAACGAGGACATTTACAGCATCGACCGAAGTGCAAACTCTTGGTCCCTCGCTGAACACAACGAGAACAGTGGTACAGACCGTGTGCTCTCCCTCGACCACCTTGACGACCTCTTCCAAAAGATTTGGACTCGTGGTGGTAACCCGAAGGTTATCCTTACTGGATATGACACACTCATGCGTCTACAGCAACTCCTCCAGTCGCAACAGCGATTCATGGAAGAGAAGCGTGTCACCCCTACCTACAACGGTGTAAAGGGTGTACCCGGTATCGAGGCAGGTTTCATCGTTGCAACATACAACGGTGTCCCAATCATTCCTTCCAAGGATGTACAAACTGACACTCTAAGTCGTATGTACTTCCTCGACACTGACTATCTTTACTTCTCTACTGCAATCCCTACGCAGTACTTTGAGTCCGGAATTGAAACTGGCGACCCATTCGCTATCAACCGTCTTGGACAAGAAGGTATGTACCGCACAATGGGAGAACTTTGGACTACTTTCTTTGGAGGTCACGGTTCCGTTCGGGATTTGAAGTGAGAAAAAAATTACGGAGATGATGAAAAATGGTAGCAACAACAACAACAACAGAAAAAGGTCTAAGCATCAAAGTCGCTGATAGCGATTTTACACTTGTAGACATTCTTGTGGATTTGGACATGAGAACAGGAACACCAGTTGATGAAACAGGTTGGTTGAGTGGTAACGCAGGTGGTTCATACCCCGGTTCACTCACTGGTTTCACTGCACAAAACACCGATGGTAACGCAGTAGGTAGTCTACGAATGGTTACTTTCACAGTAAACATTGTACAAGCAACAACCGTTGAACCTTTGGTATTTTCAGCAGGTGCATCGAAAATCATGGGAATTGTCGGACTCGCTTCCGCAACTTCCGCAAAAGATGTCACAGCAACAATGACCAACACAGGTAACGCAGGTGCAGATGCAACAGTCGCACCTCTTGCAACAACTGGTTCATTGCCTTGTCTTATCTTGGAATCAGAATCGGCAAATCAAGTAGTACAGGTAACTGTACTCCTACTCAACTGATGGTGAGGTTCCTTGCCCACGGTAACCTACACTGGTCCGTTCTTTGAACGAAGACGCAGGGATTCACCTGAATCATGGATTCGGGAAAAGTCTGTACCAGTAACCCAAGAGTGGCTCAATGAGTGGCGACATTCGCTTCCATTGAAGCATTTCAGGATTGAAGGTGACGAAGGAGTTACCGTGGACGGTGAAAATGATGGCATTCCTGACTCCGGATGGAGTCGAAAGGATGTACTCAATTGGTTGGATGAACAAAACGTTGATACACCAAGTGGGTACATGACCAAAACGAAGGCACTTGAACTCGTTGAGGCACATCTAAACCCGTCCGAGGAAGAGGAAACAACAGAAGAAATTACAGGAGATGAAGAATAATGGCAGTAACAATTGACCCACGACCAACCGTATTTGGTGACCGAATGATAGTAACAGGCTCATACGCAGCAGGTGATAATGCAATCGACTTAAGCAGTATGCTCGCAAGTATTGACTTTGCAGGTGCAAATTCAAGCGGTCCTATTGACTCACGACCTATCACAGACACAGGTGGTACGAACGACGAACAGTTTGTAGTATTTGGAGTCGATGTACGAATTGATGGTACAACCGTTCGCCTTGCGGCTGGATTGGCTGATGCACCAGTCATCAATACAGCACCAACACAAGCGGGTACTTTCATTGCAATCGGTCGTCGCTCTTGAGGTGACGACACATGGCATCACTAACTAAGGTTGGTTCAAAGATTATTGGACCTCTTTCACCAAAAGAGTTCAGTGACTTGAGCACGTTGGAAACAACCATCGACACCGCTATACAAGCGGTAAGCGATGCGAGTGCAACCAACGCAGTGCTTGGTACTGAATGCATTACGGTGCTTGGTAACACGTTTATCGTCGTTCTTTACCAACTCGCTTGAGGTGAGTAGGTGGGATTCGAGGTACGCAACATTGACCTAAGCGACATGGCTCGTGCTGGTAAAGAAGGCGTACGCTTTGACGTGAGTAACGTAGCCGACAAAAAAGACAGTCCCTTAGCAGGGGTAACGAGTGCTCAACGCAACCGTAATCGTCATATCGGTGATGTGCTTAACATCGGAGCAGGGACACGTTGCACGCATTGCGGCTTTCTTCACTTTCTGTGGAGAGAAACCTGCGGGGCTTGCGACAAACCTATGGAATACAACTTAGGCCATCGAGATGAAACCAAACGAGCGTGATTTAATGAGTAAAGTATTTGTAAAAGCAATAGCACCACACCGACAAAAGGTGTTGCAAGGCGACAAAGAGATGCGCTTGCAACAACTTGCAAACCGAATGATGGCTGACCAAATGCGTGAAAGCGGTCAAAGCCCTACTGGTGACATGTTCACACAAGGCCGTGACAAACTCATGAGGGACATGGTGATGAATCCTGAAGCCCACAATATCAAGTTCATGGGCGAAAGAGTACCCTTTGAGGGGCAAACTTTGGGAAGTTCGCTTAGTGAGCCTGACGTAGCAGGGGAGCAAGCGGCTATTGATGATGAATTTAAAGATGGTGAAACGCTTGAATCAAACAACATGATGCGTGATACAAGAAGTGCTGAATCCTACAAGACTGGTGATACTTCACCTCAAATTGGTGATGAACGATTTTTTCCACCACCTCCTGATAGCACTCTACAAGACAAACTTATAGCGGATAACATCTTATCTGAAATTCTTGACGAAAAAGGCAACCTAAAGCCTGACAATCAATTTATGGATAGGGAAGAAGACGAGGAAGATGACGACCGCCCACAAAGCGAGGACGACCTCATGGACCGTATGGCTCGAAAGGCTGTACACCACATCAGCAGTTTCCGTGATGCTTGGATGGTCATAAAAAACGACCCGTATGATTGGCAAGGTCAAGAATACGACACACATTGTCCAAGATGTAGCAAAGGTATTTATCGAGAAAATGAAGACGATTTGTTATTCATTCGTGAAATGGGCATGTGTACCGATTGTGCAATGAAGTGAGGGAGGAGTATGTATGCCAGTAGTATTCTCACCCGGTGAACCTGAAACAAGGCCACTCGACCCGACTGCTACTGCGTACACAACCGCCCAAAGAGTTGCTGACCTCCTTGACATTGGACCGCAAGAAGCCATACTGATGTCGGCTACTGCTGATACCAACGCTGTGTACATCACAGGTACGGACTTTCGTAATCACGGATTTACTATTGGTGATAAAGTACGATTATACAGCGATGCTGACCCATTCGGTAAAGAAGACTTGGAGATTTCAGACATAGGACCAAGCACAGGTGGTGACAGTGCGGGTACAGGTCACGTCAAAATTACGTTTACTACTTCACCGATTACTGTTTCAGAATACGAAGTAGCCGACAATGGGTACGTACAAAATCAAGCCTCGTTTACCAACGGTAAAACACGAGGTATGACCAAAGCCAAAGTAGACCACGTTATCCTCAAGATGCAAGACCGCATTGATAACGTAACACACAACGCTTGGCGACCATACTTGGTGAGTGCCGAATACATTAACTTCGATACCTACAAACCATACCGACGACGGTACTATACAGATTATGTTGGTACTGCACCACTTTTGTTCCGCAATGTTCAACAAATGCTTCGTATTGAGTTGTGGCAAGGTGATGACTATCGAGAGATATGCGGTGCGGAGGCACGTATTAAGTTTGATGATGTGTCTAATCTATCGAGCGCAGGTATCTATATCTCAACTGGTAACGGTAGTGTTGCATCTCTTGAACAAGGCACTGGTTCAGGACAATGGCGTGACGATTTTGATGCTACAACTGTTGCTCAAAATTTTGCGGATTTGGTAAACAAGGAAGACCGTGTAAACAAAACAACCGTTGAGTTTTCTCCATCGTTCAAGTTAGAAGGTTCTACGTCAAACGTGGGTGTCCATAACGAGGTCTTAGCAACGGCAAACAGTGATTATGGTACAGGTGTGGTAAAATTAACCTCAATGCGTCAAGTGAAAGCAGGTGAAACGTGCAGTATTGTTACAACAA